CCGCTGAAAGGTCATCAGCCAAAGCCCGTACACCTTCAAGGTCATACTGTACAAAGTCGCCTTCCTGCGTCTCTGGGTACTCTGGCAGGAGGTCAGCGGTAATAGCATCAGCCAAGACACGAAGCAAAGGCACCATGCCGTCTTCCCACGCTGCCTGTTGCGCTCTCTCATAGTTACTGTAGGTAGAACGCTCAAGACCAGCACCAAGACCCAAGACCATCGGGTTGAGTCCAAGGGCTGAACAGATACGCTCTTCCGGAACGCGTCTCACGGAATCCAGTGCAAGCTCAGACGGTGTCAAGCTTACCCTGTCCATCTTGTATGCTCCGGTCATAACCACGATACCACCGCTACCATCACCGCTCAGGTCTTCATGCAGTTGTCGCTTGACCTGTCTGGCATCGTCCATGCTGATGTCTACGGTCTGGTCTTTGGCATCAGGCCCGACAATCAAAGAAGGCATTGCACCATTCGCAAGCAGTCCCCATGCCGTGGTTGACGCGGTATTGTCGGTTGCAATCTCACGCAGGACAGCGGTTACCGGGCTACGTCCTAAGCGGATGTCGGAAGGTTCCCTGCCGTACCGGATGTGGATGATGTCAGATACCGGGATGTCAAAGGAGCGTCCGTCCGTGGTGTAGACATAATGCGTTAGGGGGTTGATGCCGTTACCAACAGGCCTGACCATGTCTTGTGGCAAGAACTGCAAAGCGGTCACCACTCCACGGGTAGTAGACCTAATCTTCCTCAGGTAGGTGTTGCCGAAAAGCTTGTAGTCTTGGATAACCCAGCTCCAGAACAACGAACCCATCACCATTGGATCAGGCTGCGCCATAAGAGCGATTACCGGGTGGTCTTCTACAGGCTCCGCTTGCTGGGAATCCACAGGACGGTAGTACTTGACTGTGGCTTGAGGAAAGTTCCTTATGTACCAGTCGATCGCGCTTGCCACGATACCGTTTAGCCCAAGGTCTCCCGCTACTCTTGCCCAGTCTTTGGTACTCCCTGGAAGCGCACGGCGCAGGAGCGTTTGCAGCTGACCGGAGCCATAGCCGGTTAGGTAGACATCACGGGACTGACTAAGCGGTAACGGCAAAGCCTGTGTCGGGTTTGCTACGGCTTTATTGCCAAGGAAGCGGTCAAAGATACCCATGTGCCTAGTATCCCACAGGGAACCTAAACCGCACCCCATCCTTTGCGCTGTCCGATCACCTGCCAAGCGTATGCCATCGCGTCCACTACGTCATCATGCCTACCAACGGGGAAGGATAACAGTTCATCCTGCCAGTAAGGTGGCAGACCTTCAACGTGCACAACCTGCCCTTGCTCGTACCGGGCTTCCAGAGGGCCAAAACGGGTTATCTTGTCCCTGTCTGGTCTGATGCCCCGGATAGGAAGTTTTGTGCGCCTCATAAGCTCCTGCACAACTGCCGCCTGATACTGCACTTGCTCGATGCCAATCATCACCGGTTTCCACTTCTCTGCCATTGCCTCGATGAAGCGCAACACGGAAGCAAAGTCAGCGCGTGTACGGTTGACATCCAGCACGTACAGTGTTCCATCTTCACCACGGCTTAAAGCCACAACAGCGGTGTAGTCTGCCTCCGCCTTTGTACTGATGGCAAGGTCAACACCAAGGTAGACCGGCAACCCGTCAGGAGCATCCCCAAAGCGTAACCACTCCCGCTTGATTCGTGCGCCAGCGGCATCCACGAACTCGGCTAGGTACTCTTGTCGAAACGCGATCGATGGCAGTGACTCCCCCGCCTTGGCTACTTCGTCAGCATCTATCCACGGGTTAGCCGTGGTAGGCATCTGCCATGCCATCCAGTCATCATCTACACCGGCCATCGCGTGTAGAGACTTGAAGTAATTACTACCTTTTGGCGTAGACAAGAAGAAAGCATCACCCCTGTAGTCGGTTAGCGTTGGGCGGATGGCCTCTGTCCAGGCTTGCTCTAGATGCCTAGCCATGGCGGCTTCATCAATGATGACTCGCTTGTACTTACGACCACGGGCTACGGTTGACGGGTCATCCAGAGTCCAGTAATCGATTGCCGCCCCGGTTATCAACTCGATGCGCGGTGCAGGAGTCTGGACAGCTCGCCGGATAACCGGAGCATAGATACGCTTATGGTCGTTGTATGCCTCTTCTAAGAGCCTGTAGGTAGGTGCAAACCACGCACAGGGAAGCGCATCTTTTAGGACAGGGTCGGAAAGTAAATTACCGCCGAGCGTTGTTTTACCAAAGCGTCTCCCACAGGCAAGCACGTTGTACCGCTTGGCTTCTTTTAGGATGACCTGCTGTGCTTCATGCGGCCTTGGCAATACCAATCGAATGTCGGGCATCAGTTACCTTTTATGGGTCTTGCAGGTTTCGAACCTACGACCAACCTGTTATGAGCAGGACGCTCTACCACTGAGCTAAAGACCCATGAAATATTAGGCATCGTTAGTGCTTGTTCTGCTTATGATTCCGTCTTCTGGATGCTCTGGATTGTAATAATCTGTAGGTTCACATTTGATAGGAGCATAGCCAATCCATTTAGTGGCATCGAATATTTCCCATTCTCTTTGAAAGACATCGTAAAAGAACATCTCAAAGATTGTGAATACATTCAAGCACGTCAGACACGGTTTATCGTAGTCATCAATTTTAGGAAAATATCTTTCAAGCATCTGGGACGGTTCGTAATGCCACCATGACTCTTCGTGAGCTGAAGACTTCGTAAGGATAAATTCATCTTCTGCCCAATCCTTACATCGAACAGCACCAAATCTGTGATTGCGTAAATACGCTAAAGCTTCAAGTCCTGTCATATCTAATCTCCTGTAGAACCTAACCCGCCTGTACGCTCATCGGCTGGGATATCATCACCAACCACAAACGGTACAAAGACCAGCTGCGCTATTCGGTCTCCTGCCTCAATGACCCAATCACCCTGCGTACGGTTATGCAGTAGCACCTTGACAGTGTCGGTGTAGTCAGCATCAATGATGCCGGGAGCATTGGCAACAGCAAGACCACGCAAAGCTAACCCTGACCTACTGCAAACCATAGCGCAAAGGTGTGGTGGAAAGATAGCAAGCGTACCCGTGTCAATGCCTACGGTAGCACCAGCAGGAATAACGATATCGAGCTGAGAGCGTAGATCGTACCCGGCAGAATGCTTTGTTGCCCTTGTGGGCTTGATTCCGTGAAACCGTATATCTGTCATGGCTTATCAGCGTACTCCACGATTACCTTGACCGGGCTACCGTCTGCCCCAGTCTGTTCTACCCGGCTAGACCAATCAGCTTTATGCTTGCGTTCTAGCCACCATGCCGCAGCCTGCCAAGTGGTATCAGCTGCCTTTTGAATGATAGCCACGTTACGTACCTCGGCATCTGCTTCTGCCTTTTTTATAGCGTCCGCAAATTCCGACTTGTCTCGCAACCAGTTTGCAAAAGTATCTTCAGAGATTGCCGCATAAGAACATGAAGCGCGGCGAGTGTTTCCAGCCCTCAATGCTTGCGTGATGCGTGTTATTGTTTCATCGTTGTACTTTGATGGTTTACCGGGCATTGCTATAACCTCCTATTTCTAACTCGTGTTCACGCTTTGCGACAACCGTAAACTCACCAAGGTAAGCGCCAAGCAGCTCTACGTCTGGCCGTATGAGCGGCGCTCTTTCCATGCTTGGTTCCCACGATCCTATTGACAGGTCTTGCCGTAGCCGTACCATCTTGCCGTTTCGTAGGTCATTGACTACGGACTTCAAGAGCGTTATGCCAAGCGGGAATAGCTCACGCCTCCACAGTTCCTCCGGTGTATCGCCAGGCTTTACAAATACGTGTTCTTGTGCAGCTAGTGGCCCACCGTCGGTTGTTTCCGATAGCCAATAAACAGACCCGCCTGTTACCTTATCGCCCATGGCTATCGTCCACTTGACTGCATCCCTACCACGGTGGTGCGGAAGTAGTGAAGGGTGGTAACCAATAGCACCAAGCCTTGACCTTAGCCGTGTCTTTTTACCGATAAAGTCGTGGGAATGAGCAGCAACAATAAGGTCTGTGTTTGCCGGTAGCGTGAAGTGTGTTAGCGTACCGCTTGGCATCCATGGGACACCGTCATTGATAGCGCAGTTCCGTAGTCTATCGTTGCGCCCGGTACGGTCGGAAACGTAAGGGCTAGATATGCCGATAACGTTGAAGCCTTCCGCCTTGAGCATATTGTATGTGGCGGCTCCGAATGCTTTTTGCCCACACAGGAATATATTCACTTAGGCTCACCAACATAGCGGAAGCCTTGAACAGATCGGAAGTGTCCACCGTATCCGGTACCAATGCCACCGCTTTTCTTTATTGTTTTTGCGGAGTTTGCCTTGTTTACACCAAAAAGACTTGCACTAACACGCACCCACTTTTTATCTCGTTGAAGTGCTGAAACTAATCCCGGATGGCTTGTGTGAAACATAACCGATTTCACACGATGACCAAAGCGCCCTTTGCCTTCGGCTTCGTGGTTGCAGACCCAGTTTAGAAACTTCAATCCGACACCAGCACCTTGCCATTCGGGCATAACAACTAAGCGTGATGCTCTTGAACAATCATTTTGTAATTGTGGCGCGGTTGCAATGTGGCAAACCTTCACGCCATCAACTACACCAACGTAGTAAGTAGCGCATACCATCTTGGGCATCTTTAGATAGTGATGCGGCTCAAACGCTCCCCAGTAACTGGAGTCTGTTTTCCAAATTTGTAGCTCAAACTTTGGTCTGCGCCAAAGGCACCTCCCGGCGTATTCGCCTGTCGATGTGTCGAATACCCAATCAGGCTCGACCCAGTCAACAATATCGTAATGGCAAGACAGCAGGACGCATTGCCCGCCGTTGCGCTTCCAACTTTTAGAGAATGCTGTGGCTCCAAACTTTGCAATCTGCCGATCTACAACAGATGTAAACTCATCGATTACAACCTGCTTAGGTTTCTCGGCGATTATCTTCGCAAGGTCAGCCCTAAACTTCTGGCCGTTGCTGAGTACCTTGTATGGCCGTAACCATGTTGGAACATCACCAAGACCAACGGCAGCTAGTGAAGCTGTCACCTCGTTGAAGTCCCCGTCTGGCGCAATGTCATCAACAATAGGTTTGTCATCGCTCCATCCAGTAGGCTCATAAAAACTACCTTCTGGGAATATCTTTTTACCCATGGATGTTTTGCCGGATCCGGATGGTCCAACGATTAGACCAATCTTCCAGTCCATGTCATCAATGGGTAGATCTGCCACAAGGTCAAAGTTACAACCGTTTTCGGCATTGAATAAGCTTTTCACCCGTGCGGCTCTATAGGTGTTGTAGTCTGAACACCTGTTGTGAACCTCTAGTATCAAACCACCACCACCTTTACCGTGTAGCCTTCACCCAGCAGTTTGTTGTAGACAACCTCCTGCTCCTGTTCCGACTCGCACGTAATAATCACGCCGTACTGGTTGCTAAACTCTTTATCTTCGTACTCAGGAGTTTCATCGGCCACCCCTGATAGTTCGGATATCAGAGCATCAAGGTCAGCTGCGCCATACCCGGTACCGTTCAAGCCGATAGATGTATTC